ATGTGGCCGGTGAGTCCGAACTGTCTAACGATAGTATTGATGTCAGTTTCGTCCTTAAATTGTTGTTGAGCCAGGGAAGGCTCGGTAGTTACTAGGCCGGTAGTTTTAGATGCTACGTCGGCGTCGTAGTTGTAGGGGTTTCTGGCATGGATCATGATTAACGTCCTTTGCGTTTACGAGTGTTGGCCCAATCGCGGAGATCATTCTCCGCATCGGGTTTAGTCCAGTCTTGAAGTTTCTCGGCTAGAGCATCGCGAGCACTAGAAATAGAGTCGAGGCCACGAGTGACCAGGTCAGAGCCCTTGCCGAGCATTTCCTGCTGCGGTTGTCGGAGTTCGTTGAGTCTCGCAGCAGAGTTTCCCAAACGAATACCTGTTCGGTGAATGTCTTCTCCATAACGGTTATAAATTTCCTTGGTGATACCTTCGAGGCCAAGGTTTTTAGTATTGGCTGTAAGGTTAAGGGTTTGGGCGTCAGCTTGGCGGGACTGGGCGTCGGTGTAGTTGGTTTGCGCTCGGGTTTGTTCGACCTGTTCGCTAACGAGCTTCATTTGCTGGACGGTCTGGGCGGTAGAGAGGGCGGAGTTAGCCCCCGCCCCTAGTTCGTTGCCCATGGTTGCCTGGGCACCGCCGCCAGATGCTGCGCCACCTTGTGAGTAGGCAAGCATCGGGTTAAGGCCAGCTTTTTTCATGTCCTCAACACCGCGTTGATAGCTGGTTGAGGACTGCTGGTTCTGGAAATCCATTTGCGCCTGGGCCTGTTGAGCGTTGGCGACGTTGGTGGATTTCTGGCCGATGTAGTTGAGGGCGCCGGAGGCGATAGGGGCCACGGCACCGATGGCGCCTTGCCAGTCGAAACCGGCGCCACGAGAGCCGTTAACAGCGACTTGGGAAGTGTCCCCCCAATCGCTCGAGATCGCGCCAGCAGGGTCGGTTGCAGCGGCTTGTTGGGCAGATCCGGCGCCGAGAGAGCCGCCGATCTTAGAGATCATCCCGCCGAGGGCCGGAGCACCCATAAGAGCAGCAGCGCCGCCCGCAAGCATCGGCAAGGTTTTTTTGTAGTTAATCGCCTTGCCGACTTTTTTGATGAACTTGCGGAAGCCCATGTTAGCCCCAGGGAAACGTTACGGGAGCGCAGACGCCGGTGAAGCACTGCACGAAGTTGTAGAACGGGATCACGTAGACCGCGACCAAGGCGTAGATGAGTTCCATTGTGGGTCCTTAGAAATGATCGATGAGGCCAGGGACTGAGTACAGAGGTAGCGGGCGAGCCGCTCTAATGTCGAAGAACGTGTCGCATATGAGCTGTTTTCCCGTTGAGCTTGGGACAGCCAGAACGCGGTCCAGAGGAGGGGTTTCTTGGATGAATTGATTGTTGAGTAGCGGGCGGTTATCGAAGCGCTGGGCAAGGTGCCACGCATCGAGCGTACCGGCGGAGGTAGAACGGAAGAGCCCGGAGATATTCGAGGGGTTGTAGCGGTATTCAGCCCAACGCTCCTGGTAGCCGAATACGTCGTCGTCGCCGGCCGTGCCGTCACAGAAGAGCTCTTTCGAGAGAACGGCTTGTTCGCCGAGCATGGCAAACGCCGGGAAGTAATAGTCATAGCGAGTCTTGCGGCTCCACATCTTGCGGAGGCCTTGTTGATAGTTCAGGTCGGCACGGAGGGACACGAGGCCAATGACCATGCCATGCTCCACAAAGGAAGCAGAAAAGCCATGACCAGAAGCAAGGCCAGTAGCCATCGCACCCAGCGTACCGAGCGGGGTGCCTTCGCCTGTTTGCGGGGTGGCGGAGTTTTGGGCAATCGGGTTGACTTGGATTGCGCTGGAGCCGCCGCCGAGATACTCGGGCCGTTGGAGTCGGGCGTCGGGAGACATGACTCCGAAGTGCGATCGGAGGATTTCTGTATATCTGGTGCCGCCACGAGCGTCCCTTTCGAGTAGTTTCTGGATCTGGAAGGATTGCCGCAGTTGATTGATCGTGGCTGCGGTGGCCTGGGACAGATCGGCGTACATGGTGCCCGCAGCCTGGATATAGGCATCGGCACCGCCGACCTGGAGGACGCCGGCGGCGTTTGTAGTTACCGCCCCGGTCAGATTGTTATTACTGCCGGTTGCCTTAAGTAGCGGAGGATTGGTCGACGAGTTCACGCCATAGACGAGGGCTTGTTGACCGAGGGGGATAGTGACGGCGGGGCCTTTTTGGGGCCAGGGCAGAGCAGACGTGAAATAGTCGTGGCGCTTGCCACGGCGCATGAGGTTGTAGTCGGTGCCGGGGTCGGGTCCGTCGCCTTTGTTTTCGGTAAGAGGAGTTTGCAGATTCTCATCGCGGAACCACTCGTTGTAGATCAAGTTATAGGCGCGCAGCCACATGGCTGAGTGAGTCACGGTATTCGGGTCGGCCATTTGCCCCTTAGTGGGCAGTCCCATGTGATCAAAGATCGACGAGATAGGGTAGCCGCCGCTCGGGCTGGTCATTTGCGGGACGGTGTAATCGGTGCTGTCACCGGGAGCGTCTTGCTCGCCCATCATCTTGACCCAGTTGGACCAGACGAGGCGGTTAGGGACGAAGAAGAAAAAGCTCTCAAGATACATGTTATCCATGATCGGAAAGAGCGGGGTCGCAAGCCGGGTAAAGGCTGTCATGCTGAGCCGGAATGTGTCGCCCGGTAGGACTTCATCGACGTAGATCGGCACGATGTATCCAGCATCGAATGTGGTCTTATGCGATTTCTGGATGTTGAATGATGACCGTGGGATTTCCGCTCGCGGTGTCATTGCGAAGCGGTGGACGTTTACTGATTTGTTGCGATGCATGATCAGGCTTTCTTAAGGTCGGAGGCACGGACAAGGCGCTCAAGCTCGTAGGTAAGGGCGCCGGTGGCATCTTCGAATTCGCCGACGCGCCAAAGTTCGTAATCTTCGGCATGGCGAGAGATCTCGGATTCGGGGTTATTTACTTCATCGGAAAAGGACCGCATGGCCTGGCGCGCGTGGTGGACCGGGAAGGGTCGGCCATAGGTTTGAGTAGCCAGGTCAAGCACTGAGCAGAGAACATGGATTGTCATAGTGGGCGCTTCTGAGTAGAGAGTTTCGATTTAAGTACGGTTTCGCGGACTGCGAGCCGCTCGGGTGTGTTGTTCCAGGCCTTAGGCCGTGCGCGGATCTCGCGGGCCATTTTGATTTCATCGACAGCGTAGCCTTTGCGTTTCGCTAGTTTGTCGTAATAGACCGGGATCGGGAGTTTTGCCCCGTCCTGGACTGCGTAATCGTGGGTATGGAAATCGGTGTGATAGCGGTCATACCAGGGGGCACCGATACCGGGCCGGGTAGACATTTGGCAGAACTCGGGTTCGAGCTGGTGGCTCTCGCCGGTTTGCGGATCGGTCCAGCGGTAATGCTGGTCGGCTTGTTGGCCGGTGATCTTTTTAAGGTTGTAGCGTGCCACGTAGTTTGCGCTTTGTGGGGTTACGGAGCCGAGAAGGATGAAACCCTTACCCCAGGCTTTATTAAGTTTCTCGGAGGTATAGGTCGGGTGTTCATCCGTACCGCCATGGCGTTTAAGGTCCGTGAGGTTAAGACCGAAGAGGATGGCGTGGTAATGGGGCCGGCGGGTTTGATCTCCATATTCGCCGCACATGAAAAAGCGGAAGGGACCGCAGGATTTACGGACGTTCTTGGCCCACTGGCGGAAATGTGAATAGTTCAAGCTGGGGGGACACGGTAAGGACTCGTCGTTGTAGGTGATCGTAGCGAAGTGATTTTGGCGGTGCAACTTGGATTCGTGACCAATACGGAGGGTCCAATCTCGGGCACGGTCTATTCGGCAGCCCATGCAGCGCCAGCAGTTGAGTTTTATGTCCCCCTTGATGTCGCCTTTCTCGACGAAAGAAACCCCGCCAGAGGTCAGCAAGAAGGCTCTCACCGGATGTAGGCAGGCCATCTATAGCCACTTCTTTCGAAGGGCCGCAGCTTTCTTGGCCCGCCGCTTGTCGCCGCTTGGTTTGGGCCTGGGCGGGCGCTTCTTGGGAATGAGGTAGGCCATGGCTCATAGCCGGATGCCGCCACGCATCGGGCCGGCCTTCACGTTGGCTGCTTTCGTGTGGGAAACGTTGCGCCGGAACTGGGCGGCGGACTTGTGTTTGTTGACTGGTTGGCGTCGCATGGAATGCTCCTTGGTTGAAGTGACGGGAGTCACTGGGCGTATTTGACATCAAGTAAGGCAAATACGCAAGAGGGCTGAGAGAGGGATGAAGAGAGAAGGAGGAGAGAGCTCAGCAAGGGGGGTGAACCCCCCTTACCCCCAATGCAGCTTAGCAAGAAGGGCTCCTTTGAGTGCTTCGCAGGAATGGAGCCTAGGTGCTAGCTGGGGGAGGTGTGATAGGGGTAGGAGTAGGGATAGAAGGAGAGGGAGAGGTGACAGCAGGAGCGTCACGGAAGAGGCCGAGGGCCTTGAGCTCCGCAGCGTTACGGCTGTCGGAGGTGAATTCGAGGAATTGTTGAGAGTCGTTCGCGAAACGCTCACGGACATGAGATGGCATAGCCATGAAGGAAGCTTCAGCACGCTGGATAGCGTGAAGAGCAGATTGAAAGTCGGTGACTTCGGTAAAGTCCCCGAAGGTGGGAAGATATACCGGACCAGGTATGTGGCCGGTGAGTCCGAACTGTCTAACGATAGTATTGATGTCAGTTTCGTCCTTAAATTGTTGTTGAGCCAGGGAAGGCTCGGTAGTTACTAGGCCGGTAGTTTTAGATGCTACGTCGG